GTGCGCTTGTTGGCCAGCACGTGGTAAGGGATTGAAAGGTTACCTTCGAGGGTCAGGCCGCTGTTTTGGGCTTCGCGCAAGCCTTCCTGGTGCATTTCTGCTTCAAGGCCGTCGAGCTTGCCGTTGAGCGCGCCCATAATGGCACGGCTGAAGGAGTATTGGCCGGCCTCTTCTTTTTCTTTTGCCGAAAAAGTGGTGGCGGCGTTGAGCGAGCGCTGCTTCTCGAAGCGCTCAATGGTACCGGCCAGGGCGTTGGCCTCGGCCTCGAGGTTGTCAAAATTAGTGCGCTCGTCATCGGTAAGCGAGCGCTTTTCACTTTGTACGGCGGTAAAGATGCCTTCCATATCTTTGATCAGGCTGCCGTGCTTTTCACGCATTTCTTTAATGTTCATTTTTAAAGGGATTTTGGGGTTGGGGGTTGGGGTTTAAGGTTTAAGGTTTAAGGTTTGGGGTTTGGGGTTTAAGGTTATTGACCCTCCCCGCCCTTCGGGCACCCCTCCCTACATGTAGGGAGGGGCCGGGGGTGGGTTCTGTTTTTATTTCATTTTTGCGATTCGGATCCTGAGATCTATTTCGTCGTTGTTTATTTCGGGTTCGGGTTCGGGTGCCGGTTCGGGCTCGGGTTCGGGTTCGGGGGTTTGGCGGTTTTCGAGCTCTTCGATGCTGCGTTTGCTGAGCACCCCGGTGGTGCTGTCGGGGTAAGCCGGGAAGGTAACGGGGCCTACGTCGATCAGGTCAGATACTTTCATAATGGTGCGCTCTTCCATGCCATCTTCGCCTTTGGCCCATTCTGAGCCGCTGCCGTCGGGGGGCAGGGTAAAGGCAAAAGAGCTTCCGCGGATGTCGCCGTTTTCGATCAGCACCTTCAGATCGCGCCCCAGGGTGGTGTCGGGCAGGGCGAACTCATAAAATGCTCCCCTTTCGTCTTTATCCAGTTTAAGCCTTTTCGATCGGCGGCGTGCCAGCACATTGTCGCTGTCGTGGTTAAACAGGGCCACGGTGTCGGTTTTGCTTTCGAGCACGCCGTCGAAGGCGTCGGGGTGTATCTTTTCGCGAAACATGCCGTAAAGCACGTGGCTGTATTTCCCGAAAGGGGCAAAATACCCTCGTACATAGGTTTTGCCGTCGTCGGCAGCCCGCAGCTCAATGCCCGGGCTGTCGTCGAACTCCACCATTCGGCGGTCAATCGATTGGGGTTGGATTTGTTTTTTCATCTTTATCTTTAGTTTTTTGTGCATAAAAATCGCGTATCATGTCGAGCGGCACGTATGCGCCCTGCACGAAGCGCTGATCGCCGCCTTCGAATGAGTCGCGGTTTTCGAGAGCATTAATGTCGTTGGGGCTCAGTGCGCCCACGCTGAACAGCTTCTGGTAGTACTCGCCGCGCGCGCTGCTGTCGCCGCGAAGCAGGCCGTTGAGCTCGAACTCGGCATAGTAGCGCTGGCTTTCAATCTCGCTGAAGAGCTTGTAGTTGATCTCTTCTTCGAAGTTGGCCACCCATGGCTGCAGGGTAAAGGTTACAAACTCGATGCCCTGGTGCTCGATGTTGGCGCGGCTGTCGCGCTGGTTGCTGAAAAGCAGGTGGGGCTGTATGCCAAGGAAGCGGGCAATGTCGATAACCTGAAACGAGCGGATCTCAGAAAACTGGCCTTCCTGAAAGGTAATTCCGAGTTTCTGGTATTCGGTGCCGCCTTCGAGTATGGCGGTCGATCCGGTTTTTGATGGCCCGGCATAGCGGTTGGTCCAGCTTTCGCGCAGGCGCGTGTATGCGGTGTCGTCGAGCTTTCCGGGCACTTTAAGGTAGCCGCCCAGGTTGGCGTGGTTATCGAAGAAGCTCTCGGCGAGCTGATCGGCGCTTGAGCTTACGCCCAGCGCGCGGCGCATAACGCTTACAAGGCTTTTGCCTTTAACGCCGTCGAAGCCCAGGCCTACGATGTGCAGCACGTCTTCGTCGCCCAGAAAACCTTCGTACCCTCGCCAGCGAAACACTTTTGTTCGGGTTTTTTCTTCGAAGATCACCTCCATGTCGGCCGGTGCCACGGGCAGCAGCTCAATGGGCTCGTAATTACGGTTGCGAATAATAATGCTGTAGGCGTTGCCTTCGCCAATGGCGTTTACCATCATTAGCTGGCGCCACACATAGCTTGTCATGTAGCTGTTGGGGCGGCGGCTAAGCAGGCGGTGCACGGCGTGGTTGCGTGCGGGGGTGCGGCGGTCGTCGGTGCCGCGCTGAAATACCTTTATGGGAAGCGAGGCTACCGAGCTGCTGAGCAGCGATATGCCCCGAAAATAAGCCGAAACCGAAAGCGCGCTCTCTTTTGTTGCTGATGACGAGCCTTTCAGGTCAAGGAGCCATGCGGGTGGATTGGCCGTCGATGAGGAGGGGGTTTGAGAGCGCGTTTCGGTCTCTTGTACCGTGTATACGGGTATTCCGAGTACCCTGATTTCTTTTTTCATGTAGCTGAATTAAGTGCACTAATTCAGCTACAATACTATAACAAATTTTTAATACAAACCCGAAACATTGTTTCAAATTGTAGTAAAAGTTATTCACATTTTATAACTTTTATTCACAAGGCCTTTGTTTGCAAGGGGTTTAAAGGTTTAAGGGTTGAAGGGTTTAATGTACATTTATCCTGATTTTTCGCTTTTCACTGGTTTATATACTCCCAGTTAATACATTGCTGTTCAATAAGCTCGTTAAGCTTGCAGCGCACTTCGTTGGTTTCGATTGTGTCGCGGTCTTTGTATTTTTCTTCGGTGCGCAGCCATGTTTCGAGCTTCCACAGCAATGATACCAGGTTTTGGGCGTGTATGGCAATGTAGTGCTCGCGACGGTCGTCGATGTCGTCGAGATTAAATTTCAGGATTGCTTCCATGGGGTTTGTGTTTCAGGGTTATATCGGCGCCTTTTACGCGCTCGGCAAAAAAAATGGCGAAGTCTTTCATTTCTTCCAGGCACCACACATAATCATCAGGAAAAATACGCGGTGCGTGTTTTGTTTTTTCCCAATCTTTAAACGCCTTGTCAACATCATGACGATCAATCCATGCCTGGTGGTGATCTTGGTATTGCTTTAAAGAAGTCATAAGTAAGAAGTTTAAGGGGTTTAAGGGGTTTAAAGTATGTTTATCCGGATGTTATGTATCAGGTATATCAGTTTAATCCTTGTTTCAGAACTATAAAACATAACAAACCTTTAAGTGGTCAAAAACCACCACTTAAGTTTTTGCAATCAGAGCATATTCCTTTATGGAACCTGCTGAGCGGGCGTCCACATCGCTGGCAGTAGTCTTGAAAAGTTTCGTTATCGGTAAAAAATATAATTACCAGCAGAATTATTGAAACGAGCGTAAATATTACACTCAGGGCTACATAAAAGAGTAAATTCAGCATTTTTTAGCGTTTTTAAGGGTGAAAAAATAGAATAAAGTGGTGTTTATTCGGTTTGTCTGCTTTATTTGAATCATTCCTTTTTTTATCTGCTCTTGAATGCTTCGCTGGTTTGCCATTACGTTGAAGCGGTACGATTTCACATGCCCCCATTGCTGCTCGTAGCGGTCGAGATCGCGCACGGTGCCGTGTATATGTAGTCCGAGCAGGCTTCGGGCATCTTTAAAGTTGTTATATCCGGCATTTTTCAGGTCGAACCACATGTTATTGTCCATTTTTCCGCGTTCGTCGAGCCGGAAGCCGCCCACGCGGCGCACAGCCTCGGCATTGTATGCCTTTATGCCTTCTATTGACCGGCGCAGCACGGGGTCGTAAAGGCGCCAGCATATCATGCCGGTGGTGGGCTGCATGTTTTTCATTATGCTTTGTATGTAGTTAAGGGCTGTTGGGTGCAGCACGAAGTCGTCGCCGGCCATACTGAAGTATTTTTCGGGGCAGGTGAGCACGTGGTTAAAGCTCTGGGGCACGGGTTCATGGCACACCATTGTTATTTTGTGATTGCCTGCCTGGTTTCTGAGCGACTCAAGGCTGGCTTTTGATGTTGAGCGCCCGTTAGTGATCCAGTAACAGATCATGGCATGTGGTTTTTAAGCATTTCTAATTTCTGGGTTTTCTCTTTCTTTTTCCACTGTTTATCATTGCGCTTTTGCACATGGCGCGAGCGTTCACTCACCCTGTAATACCATGTAGGTGTGGGGTTGTAAACAAACACGTTGCCTTCGCCGCGGTAAATACGCAGCCACAGGTCGTGGTAGCATGAGTTTTTGTAAATTTCGTTAAAGGGGTAGTACTTACCGAGCAGCCGCGCCGAAAAGAGAGCGCAGTCGCTCACGTAGTTTCGCTCGAAGTGGCGCTCAAAGTCGTAAGGGAAGAACTCGACGGTGCGCTCGACGTTGAGTTGTTGGTCGCAGTAGTAGTAAGCCGAGTAGCACACTTCTTTTTTTGCTTCGATGCAGCAGTTTACCTCGGTAATGAGCTTATGGGGCACGGCCACGTCGTTTGATGATGCGTAGCACACCCACTGGCCGCCCACGGCGCCCATGCCGGCGTTGAGCTGCTTCCATATACTTGGTTTGGGGCTTACCACCAGCACCACAGGTAGTTTTTCGGCCAGTTTAATGCAGGGGTCGCCCGCCACGGTGCTCAGTATGAGCTCAACGTCGACGCCCTCTTGCCTCAGGTAGCTGTTAACCGCGCGCAAAAAGTATGCGGGCTTTTCGCGGTAGCTGTTCATTACAACGGATACTTTACTTTTCATAAAACTCGGTGTGCAACCATTCTTCCTGGTTGGTGTTGAGAAAGCGTTCGGTTTCTTCGGCCAGCGTGGTGTTTACGAGGCCAATATTGCGGGCTTCGTTGCTTATGTGGCGGCGTATGTCGGCGGTGTTATTCCACGGAAGTGAGCCGGGTAAGCCGCCATTGTATACACACGGAATGCCGAGCAGCGCCATTTCTATTACGGTGTTGGGCAAGCCGTCGTGCGGGGTGAGGCGCAGGCCAATGAAGCACCGGCTGTAAACTTCGCTCATGGCGTAACGGCTAAAGCGGCCGCTGCCGCCAATAATCAGCTCGTAAGGCAGGTTGAGGGTGTCGATAATAAACTTGCCGTAAAAATCTTCTTTACCTTCGGGCAGGTAGGCATATACTGCATTGCCTTTGGGTAAGGGGTTTGCGCTTCTGGTGAAGGGGCTAACGGGCACGCTTTTGTATTTTATACCAAACTGCTGCAGATCATGCTCAATAAACTTACCCCTGGCTATATGCCTTATATTTGGCTTTTTCAGCAAATCGACGTTGCCTTCAATACGCATGGCGTCAGATCCGCCATACAGCACAACGGCCAGTCCTTTGTGCGAGTTAAGCCAAAGGCGGTCGCGTGCGCCGTAAACACCGTAAAATACGGCGGGGGCTTCGAGATCGTGGTAGGGTTCGAGTTTGTACTTTTCGCGGAAGCTGGGTTCGAAAAAAGTAATGGCTGAAGATACATAGGCTTGTTTAATTCTCATTGTTGTGGCTTTTATATTCGAGGTGAACTTTTACTTTGGCGTTAAACTGTTTTGCGAGTATTTCTTCCATGCTTCGGCGGTAAGCGTTGAGCTGCCATTTGGGCATTTCAAGACCATCGATAATAAAAATGTCGGCCTTGAGTGATCCGAGTATTACATGCCTTGGCGCAGGGTTGCGTTTAAATGCTTTGTCGTTATTCATTTTTTAGTAGTCGGTTTTTAACGGTTCTGAAACTGTCCCAGCCTGAGTATCGCGGCCGCTGGAAGTAAAGCCGGTGGTCGTTTTCGGTTTTTTCGTATGCTTCGCGGGGGTTTTTGCTGTTTGCCAGGTGGTTGTAATAGTGCATCACGAAGCCTTCGGTGGTGTTGAGTTCAAGTGCTTTGTTTATATCCATAACCAAGGTTGTCTAATATAGTTTGAATGTTGTTGAGTTGGTCTTTTGGCAGAAGCGGATCACAGCCTTCGAAGGCGTTTTTTACCACGCGGCGGGCATGGCTCACGGTTGAGTGGTCGAGGTTGTAGCGGGCGGCGATGGTTTTATGATTGGGCAACAGTTTATAGTAGTGTAAGAAATAAATACACACCTGGCGCGTAAGCATGATGTGGTGCTGGCGGGTTTTCAGGCGCAGGTAAATAGGGTCGTTGCTCAGGCCGCTGGTTGCGAGCAGCCCCAGGCGAGCCATAATAATGCGCTCCATGGCTTCTATGGTGTTAAGTCCGGCGAAGATCTCGGGGGTAATGGTCATATAAACCTCACTTCCTGTTTGTTGTAAATATCATTAGGCAGCAGTGTTTGATCGGCGCCCATTTCGGTCATGTACTCGCCCAGGGCCATTACGCATGCCACTGCACCGTCGACCTTCTCGCTGCTTTTGCTTTTGTCGATCTTAATGTTGCCGGCGGGGTCGCGCTGCAGAAACACGTTGCTTATGTGCCATGCCAGCACAGGGTTGCCTTCGTGGTTCATTCGGCCGGTGAGTATCTCTTTTTCAAGTTCCTTAGTGGGGGCGCTCATACTGCCGTAACCTTGCCCGAAGGGCGCCATTTCAACCCCTTCGTTTTGCAGGTCGATCACCAGTTGAGAAGAATTCCAACGGTCGTATGCAATTTTGCGTACCTTGTAATGATCGCAAATGGCGATAATATCCTGTTTTATGTGCTCGTAGTCGGTAACGTTGCCGGGGGTAACACGCACGTGGCCGGAGCGGATCCAGTGGTCGTAGTTAATGCCCTTATTTTTTACGCGCTCTTCCACGTTCATTTCGGGCATCCAGAAGAAGAGCCTGTAGGTGGCTTTTCCGTCGGGTTTATGGAACCGCAGCGCCAGGGCGGTGGTGTCTCTCACGCTGGCCAGGTCAAGACCCCCAAAACACTCCGCGCCGTCCAGTAGTTCGCGGCCCTGGTCGCAGGCATTCCACGTATCGTTGTCAATCCACGCCTCGGCGCTGTCGGTCCATATGTTTAAATTCTTTGTAAGGAAATTATAAAGCTGCGAAGGGTTGTTTTTCGCGGCGGTGTATTCGGCTTCAAGAAACTCCATGTTTATCGAAACATCAAGGTTAGGGTTGCTTTTTATCCAGTTGTCCTTATCCTGATAGTCGTCGTCTTTATCGAGGGTGTGTATAGAGTAGAAGCTATCGTCCTGTTCGAGTATGCCTTCGAGCACCTTAATGCCAACGTCGCGGTAAGCGTAGCATGGCACATTACGGTTAAAGCCGGCGGTGGTGAGTATAAGCATGAGCGGGTTCTGGCGGGCACCCATTGCTGATTTCATTACGTTGAATACCATGTCGTCGCGGTGTGCATGAAACTCGTCGAGTATTACGCCGTGGGGGTTAAGGCCGTCGAGTGTGTTGCTGTCGGAAGAAAGGGCTTTCATGCTGGCGCCCATCATTTCGCAGGTAACAGCGTGCTGCCATACCTGGGCATACTTGGCCAGCTCGCGGCTTTGTTTCGCAATAGTGCGGGCATCATCAAGGCAAATGCGGGCCTGTTCGCGCTTGGTGGCCACGGTGTAAATCTCGGCGCCGGGCTCCTGATCCATGATCAGCAGGTAAAGGCCCTGCCCTGCGGCGAAGGTGGTTTTGCCGTTTTTGCGGGCAATGTCGGTGTAAGCATAACGGAAGCGCCGGCGGCCGCCGGTGATCTTCCACCCGAAAATACAGTACAGGTCGAACGCCTGCCAGGGCGAAAGCTCAAAGGGCTTGCCGGCAAACTGGCTGCCCTTGGCGTGCTTCAGAAAGCCGAAGAAGCGCAACGCCTTCAGGGCGGCTTCTTCGTCGAAGTACATGGCGCGGTCGTAGCAGGTGTCGATGTCGCGCAGGTGGCGCTCAACCCTGAGGCGTGCCAGGCGGCCCGCCACGATCCGCCCGGCGGTCATGTCGTTAATGTACTTTTGTATGGTGGGTTTGTAGTTCACTTGCCAAACATTAACTTTTCAAACTCACTGGGTTTCTCTTTTGGGGCGCCTACCTTAAGGGCGGCACGGGCTGCGGGGCTAAAACCGAAGTTAGCGGCCAGCTTGTTTATAATCTCGAGCAGCTCTTTTTGCAGCTTCAGGTAGGGGTTGGTCTGGCGGGTGGTGCCGGCCTTAGTGGTCACGTTAACCAGCAAACCGGGTTCATTGGCCATTTCTTCCATGCACTGATAATACAGGTCGAGGGCGTTGGCATAAGCAACAAGCAGATCCTGATCGGGCTCTTGCAGCAGCTTCATGTTTATAAGCACCTGGGCACGCTGCTTGTAAATTTTCCGAGCGCGGGTGGTGTTGAGCATACGTGGCACGCTCACCTTGGTGATCTGCTCATACTCAACCTCGCCATACATACGCACCGGCTGGTCAGTGCCGCGAAGCTCCTTAAGTTTGCCTGGTATCGGTTTTCTTCCTTTCATGCTACTCCCCACTTTTACACACCATCCTTACCACCAAAACCTGCGCGCCAGTGCCCGGCTATTTCGCGCGTAGCCCTTCCTGTGTGGTTTATCCGCTTCTTAAAGCCAGGTATCTGCACCAGCCTGAGCTTACCACGTATTTCGAGCATGGTTTTAATAAATGGCGCCCCGTCGTGAATAAAGGGGCTGTACTTCAAAAAGGTTTTTTTCTTAAACATACAGAAGGGCAGGTACAGGTAGTCGAGCTCGTCGTTGATCCGTAAAACCCGCCCCGCGCCGTATACTCTTTTGTCATCCAAGGCAGTTATCATGTCGCTGATCAGCGATGGGTCCAGAAGCACCGCGTCGCTATCCATGCAAATAATATATCTGGTGTTTAGTATTTCAACCCCAATATTAAGCCCTGGGCCGTGGCCGATATTTTTACCCACCGTGTGTTGGTACACATTATTGATTTCAAATTCCAAACGAAGCGATGTTTGCCAGCACTCACTGTCAACAGGTGAATTGTCAACGATCAGTACAGCGCGCACATGCTCACACACTGATTTCACAGCCTTTTCGAGTAGTTCTGGGGTATTATATGCAACAATAACGACCCCAACGTTAGGGTTACCTGTTTCAGCAGTTTTGCACGCATATACGCTCGTC